TTCCAAAGCTGAAGCTCGTCCAGTCTACGCCTAGGTACATCGGTAGGTTTAAAACCACGTTGTATAAACGCTGTAATTGGGAGCCTATAAAAGATCGCACCGTTTTCCATAATTGCATGGAACAGAAGCGATTTACCAGTGATTGAACTAATGCCGAAAATAATACAGTCTTCAACTTCGCCATGATGACTTTTAAGATCATATAAATATTCTCTCCTTATTTGAGCATATTCTACAGGAATGTTTGCGTTTAAGTAAGCCATAATTATCCATATATATCGCCCCAAGTCTTGCCTGATTCATAATCAACTTTATTGGGAACTTCTAGCGTAACAGCATTCTCCATAATTTCAATTATTTTCTTTGCCGCGTTATCAGACTCAACCGAGATATCTAACTCGTCGTGTATTTGTATGTGTGGTATCACACCTTCATTATATAAATCTACCATAGCCTTTTTTGTCATGTCTGCAGCAGATCCTTGTATTAATTTATTCAAAGCTTTGTACGTGAAAGCTCTTCTAATTCTACCCCTACCATAAGTTCTTTCAGCCTCTTCATACTCCATGGGTTTATGCATACCAAATTGATTTGGTTCCCATTTATTAAATCTACATCTACGTCCTAATAATGTGCCGATAGAGCCAGACGTCTGAGCTGTCTTTGATGTGTAATTCATTAAATCTCTCACAAAAGGTACATTGTGATGGTATTGATTAAATAAATCTTCTGCTTCTGCTTTCGTGTTTAATCCAAGTTCAGCTTGTAGTTTTGCTTTACCCATACCATAGAAAAGACCCAAGTTGATTGTCTTAGCTTGTGTCCTAGATATATTTGCCATGTCTGCTACTGTTTGGTGGAAGTCCACACTATTATCTTTAAATTTATCTACAATATTAGAAACAGAATTATCAAAACAGATTGGCTCTGTTGTTGCTGCATAGTGTACAACTAGTCTTGGTTCTTGTTGTGAGTAGTCAAAACATCCCCATTTGTGATTCTTCTCTGGTAAAAACAAAGATCTAATCATAGGACCTAAATCTTTATTTCTTGCAGGTATTTGTTGTAAGTTAGGATTAGAGTAACTAAACCTGCCAGTAACTGTTCCGCCTTGATCAGACCTTATTGGATTAATATCTGCGTGTATTCTGCCTCTATATTGATGTTTTAATATAGTATCTATGAATGTTGTGTGTGCCTTGTTTATCTCTCTGGCTTTTGCTATATTCTTAACCATCGGATGTTGATGAGTTGAAAGGAAATTTTTTGTAAATGAAGGTGAGTTTGTTTTCTCGGTTCTGGCGTAGGATAAGGAAAGTTTATCAAATACTTTGGCGATCGATCGTGCTGCCCATATTTGAACATCTATTCCTGTTTCTTTTTTTACTGACAGTAGGAGTTCTTCTTCCTTTTGTGATAACTCTTTCTTCAATCTATGAGCATGTTCGACATCGACGGACACCCCTCTAAACTTCATTTCAATTAAACAAGGAAATAATTGTGTTTCTAAATCAAATATGTTTGTAAGATTTTGTTTTGATATTTCTCTAGATAATACTTTAAATAATTCTAATGTAAGTCTTGCATCTTGCTCTGCATAATTTCCAACATACATTGCAGGTAGTTTATATAATTCTTTTTTAGGATCTATACCCCATGACTCTGCAGCTTCTTTCAAAGCTTTTTCATCTTTTACCTCACCAAGATAATCAAATGATATACTATTTAGTGTATACCATAATCTATTTTCATCAATTAATGATGCCATAACCATGGTATCCATAATATGTCCGTTAATAGATATGCCATACGCTCTTATCCAACACACATCATACATTGCGTTGTGAAATATTTTTACAGCATCTGTTGCACAAACTTTTTTAAACCATTCTAAAACAATTCTTCTATCCATATTACCACCACCTTCATGTGCGATAGGGTAATAACCTGACCATCCATCAATTGCTACAGCGATACCTACGATCTCTCCATGGCCTTGTATTGCACCAGATCCTTTTGATTTTAGATCAGGGTCTTTTGTTTCTAAGTCAATCGCAATATACCTTGCATCGGATAAATCCGGAAAGTTTTCGGGGCAATCCCATTCTGTTTGTGCTGTAAACATTATTTCTTTTTACTCCTTATATAATAAAATTTTATGATTTGCAAAGTATACATACCTTAATTCTGAATTTCTTACTGTCCATAAAACATCCAAAAATTTTTCTACCATAGACTTACCTGATAGATTGAATGATGTATTCATAATCACAGGAACTTTAAAATTTTTTAATATGTCATAAAGAACCTTATTTTGATTTTTGTTTATAGTCTGTACTCTACATGTATTATCCACGTGCACTAAAGAAGGTATTGTTTCTTTGGCTAGTTTTTTTGCTTGTGCAGCTAACATCATGTATTGTGTTTTCTCCATATCAAAATACTTGTTCACTTTTTCTTCTATTATAGTGCAAGCAAATGGCCTGAAAGCTTCTCGCTTCTTGATCCTATTCATAATATCTTTGGCATTAGGCAGGGTTGGATCTAGTAACAAACTTCTGTTACCTAGAGCTCTAGGTCCAGCTTCTGCTTTACCTTGTATCAAACCCACTACTTCACCTTTGTTTAATAATTTTATTATTTCATCTATATTTACACCTTTAATTAGTTTTTCATTCTTTTCTAATTGTTCTTCAAAATTATTTATCTCGCTTCCTAAATATATATTTTTCAAAGGTTTTATACTTTTTTTATTCATATACATAACGGCATAGACTGCTCCAATCGAGTTACCAACATCTCCACATAAAGGATCAAACCAAAGATTATAATTTTTAAAATGCTTTTTTAATTTATAATTATTAACAACATTTAAAGCAGTGCCTCCTGTAAAGACCATGTTTTTATATTTATATTCTTTAACTAATTCTAAATACTTATCTTCAAAATATTTTTGACAAGTAAATGCTGCATCAAATGTTGTAGGTAATTTATCAAAGGTATCTTCTTTTAAATTCTTTATCATCTTATAGTGTGCTTTGTTATACTTTCCATAAGATTGTAAACCCATGAATTTACCTTCTTGATCTTTAAAATTAAAATGAAAAGAAGCTCTTGCATAAAAATGTCCTAAATCTAATTTAGAAGAAACATTAAATTTAGTTTTATTAGTAATAGATAGAGGTCTATAACTTTCATACATTGTTTTTTTATTTACACTTGGCACATAATTAATGTTTACTTTTCCTTTATGATCAAACCTACTGTATAAAACTTTGTATATACATTTATAGTTGTTTTTATCTATGTCATAGATAGAGCACGTTTCATACGTTTCAGAGTTGTCAGATAGATACCAATCACTTCCCCTACCATCTATTACAAAAACTCTTGCTTTTTCAAATCCTGAATCTATGTAAGATTTAAATAAATGTGAAAGGTGATGTGGTGTGTATAAACTAAACGACTTATCTATTGTTTTTATACCTTTGTATCTTAATAAATTATCTACGTTTCCAACGTCTGAAGGATTATAATTATAACCAGTTACAACACATTGTTGTATAGAGTTAGTTTGTTGTTTAACTTGATCGATGCACCTATAGGGCATGCCATCATACGTTTTATCCCCTGTTATTTTTTTCTCTTCATTGTACCAAAAAATTTTACCATCTTTAAAAAGACAGGCAGAGGAATCTTGATCTATGTTTAGACCTAAATACACTATTTTTTCCTTTGCATATCTTTCATTGAAAGTATTTCTAGTTCACAATAATGAATTATTTTTTCTAAATCTTCCGTTTTATTTTTGTGCAAATACCTACAAACGTATTTCACGACGTTCCCTTGGAAGAACGATAACTTATTTTTAGAAATAAACTCATACGGCTGTATGTGAAAATTTTTATAATGACTCCCACCTACCTGTCTTGACTGTGGAAATGCACTTTCTAGATCGTCTTTACTTGTCATATTAATGGTCCTCCTATGTTATATTGATATTCATAATCTTGATTAGTTATGAATAGTTTTTCTTTTGCTCTTGTTATACCTACAAAGAAAGTTCTGTGTTCTGTATCTGGATCAGTCTGTGCTGATTCGTAAATGATTCTTTCTAAATCTGTAAACAAAACAACGTTATCACATTCTTCACCTTTCACACCATGTATTGTAGATAATTTTATTCTGGCAGGCTTCATTAAATCATCACCGTTCTTTAGAAGCATTCTAATATAGTCTTTACTTCCCTCTGGAATGTTTAATGTTTCCCAGCCCCCCGCTGCTCGAAGCCCGTGGTGTTCTCTCAATCCTTCAATATTAATCGAGTCAATAGTTTCTAGAGTCTTGCCACCTGCATATCCTCTTACAAGATGTCCTTGTTTAACAGTCAGGTAATCCCATAAATCTTTTACTTCATCTTTACTAACAAAAGCACCTTGATTTAATCTTATCCAAGTTCTATACGCGACTAACAGTTTATTAGGTAATAGTTCTTGAGCTTTGGAATCAAATCTTAAGTTTAAATCGTATAAATGCTCTCGTAGTCTTTCCATCATTTTATTTGTTCTAGTTAATATCATCCAATTTTCTTTAGATAGATCTAATGAAAAGAAGTCTACATTGTAAATAACTTTACCATCAGCATCTCTTGGTTCCCATTTTTTAGCCAAACGAGTTGTCATGTGAGGGAAAATAGATTCTGCTAACTTGTGTATCTTACGAGGAACTCTACGTGATTGTATCTGTGGATCTAGATGTCCTTTTAAATCTATAAATATGTTTGGGTCAGCACCTTGAAATGTATAGATAGTTTGATCATCATCCCCTGCAATGTATGAACGAGCACA